GACTCGTATCGGAAATCGTTCAACGTGATGATTTCACGATCTTCACCCGTGCAAGGTGGAACGTATTCAATTTCAACGTCCACCGCGTAAGGCTCGCACGGGTCATCAGAGGACGAAACCCATGCGGAAGATTCGCCACGTTTCTTCAACGTGTCTTCGATTGTTGGCGGATTGCCGGATGGTGCCCGCAAGAACTCCCAAGTTGCGTCCAACGTCACGTCGATTGGTTCGTCCTGGTCCTGACGGACTGTGTCCAAATGACCGCGGTTACGAATGTACTTGAACGTTCGCTTCTCGTCATAGGTCACATTGCCGTCACCGATAGTGACTTCAATCTGGTGAGGTTGAATGGTAATGACCACGTTATCCAGAACCGCGGTCGTGAGACCCGGACTGATTGTGATACTGGTTGTATTACTGAGAGTTTCCGAATGCGCCGTGATTGTGTAAAGCGTGTTATGCCCGGCAAACTTGATATAGTCACCAGTCGTAACTGCGCCAACAAATCCGTCCACCGTCAAGACAGTGGCACCGAGAGAGTACCCTGCCATGAGGTTGACCGCGCCGGAACCGATACCGGCATAACCGTCCTTGATCCGAACGGTCGCGTTCCGAATATCAATCTGAGCCATAGTATTAAAGCTCCATTAGGTTATGCAACGCGGACAACGGTGGCTTCCGTTACGTTAGCCTTGCCCTTCATTGCTAGGGTTCCCATCTTCAAGTCATGGGCAAAAGATTCGTACCGGAAATCATTCAACGTGATGATTTCACGTTGTTCACCAGTACAAGGTGGATCATACTCAACTTCAACGTCCACCGCATACGGTTCGCAAGTGTCACTGGAAGACGAAATCCACGCAGAAGCCTGGCCTCTTTGTTTCAACGCATCTTCGATTGTTGGCGGATCGCCAGTTACGGCTCGTAAGAACTCCCAAGTCGCATCCAGCGTTACGTCAACGGGTTCGTCCTGATCCTGACGAACGGTGTCCAAATGGCCACGATTTCGGATGTACTTAAATGTCCGCTTTTCATCATACGTCAGATTCCCATCACCGATAGTGACTTCAATCTGATGAGGCTGAATAACAACGGACGTGCCGGTCGGAGCGGCAACGACTAGGGATGGAGTGAACGTAATACTCGTGGTTATACCAAGAGTATTGACGTGGGAAACAACCGTGTAAAGAGTTGTATCCGTTCCGACATTGAAGTAATCACCATCAACGACTGATCCCGAAAATCCAGTGACACGAATCGTGGACGTGCCAATGGCATATGTACCAGTGTGATTGACTAAGAGGGTGTCAACATTTGGTTGGTAAAAAGTCACAACCTCTGTGTCAACAATCGCATTGGTCAGGACCGGACTGATTGTGATGCTGGTTGTGTTACCCAACGTTTCGGTGTGAGCCGTAATCGTGTAATTGGTAGCATGGCCAGCAAACTCCACAATGTCGCCATTGGCTACTGCGCCAACAAAATTGTTCACAGCAATAACGGAGCTTCCAGGACCGTATCCTGCTCCATTGTTGACTGTGGCAGTATCCGCATTTGGTTGGTAGACTGTGATAACAGCATTGTCATCAACAGCTTGTGCAAGCACCGGAGAAAAGGTAATACTGGTCGTGTTACCCAACGTTTCACTGTGAGCCGTGACCGTATAAATGGTTGTATCGCCTGCAATTAAGAAGCGATCTCCATTCGACAAAGCCCCTGTGAAGTTATCAACCACAATGGTTGATACGCCCGCAGCATACGCTGGCGCGTTAATAGTTGAGGTACCACCAGGACCAACATACCCATCTTTGATTCGGACAATCGCGTTCCGAATGTCAATCTGGGCCATAGTAGTTCCTTAATTGAAAGTTCCGGACATGCAGTACCAAGCTTCTACCGTGGATTGTTCAAGCTCCACGTCTTGTTGGCGTCCGAAATAGTTTGTTAGAATCCCGTCACGAGCGTCAACCTTAAGCTGCAAGCAGCCAAGTAGTGTATTCGGATCATCAGACTCAGTATCACCGAGTTTGAATACGTTGATACTGTTTTTGAGGATCGACTGAACTTTCCCCACTATAACCTTATGGGTGTAGGTGTCATCGCGGTTTGTTCCTGAATTGATGACAAAATTCAGGTTCACGTCTAGTTCCCACCAGCCCCGGCTATGTTCACGAGCTTCGGGACCATTCCATCGGAACTCGACGTAATCCGATTTATCTGCCAATTGCTCACGACTCTGTCCCTCGAAATGCACAAAGACGTTCAGTTTTTCGAGTTGTGTTTTAACATAGTCGTTAAGCGAGGCATGAATCCATCGAGTCCAATTAGGGTTCATAACGTGCCCGCCGAAGATTGCCCCATGCACAGTGCATGACTTATGTTAAAGTCAAGAATTTGCAAGGGTGTGTTGTTTTCTGCACGAACTATTGTGAGTAGATAACCGAAGCCAACATCCATTCTGTTTGCGGTTTTCACGGTGTACCGCGTGTTTTCGAACACCAGTGACGTTTCGACTTCGATTGTAAAATCCTTAGGTATGTCATTCCCATCAACGATTACAATACGTTGTCCTTGATCCCACTGTGCGCCATAAGTAAATGGCCGATTGGCGGCTAAGAACGAGTGTTCATAAGCAAACTTGCGAGCCAAAGTGTCGGGTAAAACGATTGCAAGAGTGATTGGAACGACTTTCCTGGTAGTAGTCCTTTTACCAGTTTGCGGATTCACGTCAGACGTTAGCGTTTTGTAAAGAGTGACTTTTGCTCCATATTGCCGTTTCAGCTTGTAGAGCAAATTATGAACAAATCGCATATTTGTCTGCGACATGATTTAGTCCTCTTTATTTTTCACCAACACGTCGATTAACCTTTGGGTTTTATCGTTTGCGTTTCTCAGTTCCAATCTGAGTTCAAACGCGGATTGCTCATTCTTGAGTCCAAGCTCTTTTAGTTCTACAGCAACTTCCCTGAAAGCTTTTGTAAGCTCATTATGAGCATCAATGAACTTTATGGTAGCATAAGTCATGATGAACATGGTAAAGACCATGAACACAATCAATGCTCCCACCGCGGTTATATTCGCGTATTTGAGACCTGAACCCATCAAACCGTTAATCATTTGGGTTTCGGTCTCGGTGCGTTTCGGTGACATCATGGCTCCTTAAAAGGGGTCGTGCGACTGATCGCACGACCCCAGGAGGTTAATCTCAACCAAACATGATGCCGCCGAGGTTGGTATCGAGAACCGCGACACCGAGCAACATGTCCAGGGTCACGAGCGTACCTTGCTTCTCACCGTTGTAGGTGATCGTGGCACGCATGGACAGACCACCGGCATTGACGACCGCGGAGCGGGCACCGATGCCGTCGCGTGGCATCGCCATTGGTCGGACGACCAACGCGAGAGCGTTGCGATGGAAGGCGAAGTTGTATTCGCCCGGAGGACCGATGTTGATCAGAGCATTGTCCGCGATTGCAGCGACCAATGGGCGATCCAAGAGGATCGTCTTGCCGACTGTATCGACCTGGACGATGGAGTACACGTCCGTGGCCGTGCCAAACGCAACCAACTGTCCGACCTGTGGGTCAACCGTGAAGGTATCGTACACGATTGGCTTGGACCAACCAATCGCGTAACCCGTTGGGGAAACGCTTTGGTTGACCTGACCCGCCGTGTAGGTCGTCACAACCGCCGTGTTCACAATCGCCGAGCGGAGACCTGGGCTGATCGTGATGCTGGTCGTATTGCCCAACGTTTCGCTGTGGGCCGTGATGCGTTGCGGAGTCATGTCGCCAGCGACTGTCAACCAGTTGCCGGTCGTGACCGCGCCGGTGAAATTATTCACCGTAAGAACCGTGCTGCCCGCCGCCAGGTTGCCACCATTGATGGCTCCCGCAAGCGTGCTGTTGCCGGTGGCAACGCTCGAACCGTTCTGGCACATCCACATGTCGAAGCCGAGCTTGCGACCAAGGGACGCTTCACGGAGAGCCGTGCCGTCATCGCCGATACGGTTGGCGTCGGTGAACTGCGAGTTGTTCAACAGCGACGTTTCCGAGTTCGGGGTCAGAACCAGATTGCGACCATCCATGTACGCTTTCTTGATGTTCATCTTGTTGCGAATGCCGGTGATGTATTGCACCGCATTGCTGCTCGACAAACCACCAAGCAGACCGTACACGTTGGCGAGGTACTGGTACGCTTGACCGAGAAGAATCTGGTCAACGATGCGAGCTTGGGCAAGCATGGCGGGGAACATGTATTCGTCCACCAGGCTCTTGAAGCTCTTCGACTCTTCGCCGTCACGGATCATGAACGACACGTGAATTTGCTGGTTCAGAGGAACCTGCACGTTCGTCGCTGTGGCATTCTGAATGGTGACGCTATCGTCGTTCGTCTTGCGAACGGCGAGGAACTCACCAGGACGCCGTGTGTTCACAACGTCGCCGAAAGACTGGATGATCGGTTCGAAGTCCCGATGGACCAGGTTACCCATCACCATGTTTTCTTCCAGAATGGCCAAGCTTTCGTTGGCCCAGAATTCCGGAACGTAAGCGTCCGTATCGTTCACATAGCCTGGAAAATACGGAACCGCATTGAGAAACTTCATCATGGTCATTTTCTCCCAAGACCGAATTTCTTTCGATTTTCGCGATAGGTGGCCGGGTCTTTCTTCGCAATGTCAACAATCGACCCACCGCCACCAGAACCCGAGCCTGTGGAACCGCTTCCACCAAGGCCACCTTTAACGCCCGAATCAAAGAGGTTTCCGAACTTTTCGGGAACGTCCTTCATTCGCTTCACTGCTTCCTCGACGCCAAGGTCGAGTTCAACATCCTCGCCTTTTTCGTTTGGCAATCGGATTTTGACCTTTGGGGCATAACCCCCAACTTTACCGTCTGGTCCGATCACTTCAACGAGACGAGTCTTGGGCATCAACAAGTCCTGAATCTGTTCAGAACTCAGCGCTTTGTGCGTCGCCGAGGCTTTCAGAATCTGGTTGGTGATGACCTCATTGGCGTAACTCTGACGCCATTGATCCCGTTCTTTGGTCAAGTTTTCTTCCTTGCTCTTGAACTCTTTATCCTTCTTGGCCAAGTCCTGTTTGGCCTTTTCTTCCGCAGTCATAAGCGACTGGTTGAGCGTTTCAATTCGCCCTTCCAAAGCTTGTTTTTCCTCTGCGGTAAGTTGAGCCGTTTTCTTCAACTCTTCGAGTT